CACCCTTTGAGACATAGGCTGACACAAAAACACCTCTATAAAATTTCTTTGATTCTGGATCAAAATACTTATCTTCTTTAAAGTTTACCATCTTGCCTACTGCTAATGGCTGATGCATTTCTCTAATGTTCCCACGAAACTTTGCAAAAGCGTTCATAGATGCTTCTGCTGTTACGATATCCATCTGCTTGTCTAGGTTATCTAATGATGCAAAACCTGAGACGATACGTCGCTCTTTGTCGACCTTACTAAAAGGCATTGATAGACGAAGATTTTCCCCATCTGAATTCCAATGGGCTTTAGATACATTGCTCACCACTATATTATACCCTCCATTTTATACAAGTATCACATTCTGGACATATCGGACATTAGGTAGTTTTTCTTCCTTCGCCCTTTGGATTTCGTCCAGCGACGGTAGAGGAACTATCAGAGTTGTTGTTTGTTCTTTCTGAATCCCTGGCTCTTGTCGTATTTGCTTCTGCTGCTGCCTCTGGCTTAAGTTGTAGGACTTCGTCCCCACCTTCTCGCTGTGGCATATCAAGAGCAACTCGTGCTTCGTTAGGAGTCATGATTTGATTCTTTACATACCTCTCAAGGATTTGAGATTGTGCAATTTCATCAGTAAGAGTTAGTTCATTAAATACAAACTCAACAATGTCAGTCTTCTCACGAATAATCTTGTTGATCATTTTTTCAAGTTGTCTTTGGGCAGGTCTTGCAACCTGCTCTTTGAAGGTGCGATCCTGTGCAAGTGCTGCTGCAATAGATCCAGAATCGCCCCCACCTAATTTAGAAAGTGGAACTTGGTGTGCTACCAAGATGTCATCACGGTTTTGTTTACGATACTCTTTAAATGAGCCATCCTGTATACCGTCTTCGATAGGTTCCATCTTAAATTCAACCTTGTTGTTTTCGCTATCACCTGGAAGTGGAATATATAGCGTTCTGTGTGACTGCCCTCTGAGATTTGTCTGCAAGAATCGGAACATCTTATCTTCTGCATCTCCAGAAAGTTTTGCACCCTTTAACGTTACAACATAACGTGGCACTGCCTTGTTTGCGAAGTAATCAATATTGTATTGTGAAGCAAGTGAGTCTCCGTGTAAGGAGTTTATTGCTGACATAATGTCTGGCACTCCGTAGAAAGTGTTGAGAGGTGAGTATTGCTTAAAGTGAATAATTTCGTTTGGTCTAGAGTCTGTTGTTAGTGGGTTTGGATTTTTTGCTCCAAAGTTACGGAAGTAAACAATCTTGTTTCCAATAATCTGGACATAGCCATCCTTAATTCTACGAACTCTCATTGTGGTTGCTGGTATATGTCCAACGTATCCAATCTCTCCACGAGTTGTTCTTCCAATTTCTAGATAGCCATTTCCAGTTGACTGAAGATCGGTATAAACCTTTTCCATGGTTGCTGTAAAAGAGTCGTCGTCATTAAGTGACTCTAGCCATTCTCTTGCTTCAATCTTTGTTCTTTCAATTCTTTTTCTTGCCTTCTGTGTAGCACTATTATCCTCTGAAGCCTCTAGGCGAAGCATTGTTCTTTGAGAAACATGAAACTCGTATCCAAGCCCAACAATGTTTTCTACCTTTGCATCAATGGCTGCATGGTTTGCAAAAGAGGTGTCGTAATAGTTTGCTAATTCATAAAGGTTCCATGGTGGTGTAATAACATCAAACATTCCGTAGCCGTTTACATATACTAGGCCTGGGTTTATCTCTTTTGACTGTGCTCCATCAATACCGCTTTTTCCAGCCAGCGCTGCGGTTGTATATTGTGGGGTTGGCTCAACCATCTTTGTTGAAGACCTGCTTATACGTCTTTTAAAGTTTGAGTCTAGACCGTCTAGAGTTTTTAGTGTTTCCCAATTACCCTTAAAAGGATCTGAGTTTAAAAATGGATCGTCCTTACTAATTGCACGATCAATGCTTGCTCCAATAACAATTTCGTTATCTTCCATAATTACTCCTCGTCTCCATACAATGCTATTGTATCTTTTGCTGCTTGAACTGCTCCAAGATCATTTAGATTAGGAAGCAAACCAGACTTCATTCTGTCTACCTGCTCGCTATACTCTTCTTCAGATACACGAGATGAGCCAGCAATAAATTCTACAGTTCCATTTCCTGGATCTCCATAGTGTATTGCTGCTTGTTTTAATTCTGCAATTTTTGCAATGTCCCCTCGCATAGAAGGAATATTTAAAACAGAGCCGTGTCCGTCTGAAAAATATCTTCCGTTGGCTTTTTTATAAATGTATAGACCCCAGTCATAGTCTTTTTCAATGACTCTGCGTCTAACATTTTTGACAATTGGCTGACCAGTTTTTGGGTCTATTAATGAATCCATATCCACAAGTATACCATATTAAACTGGATCAACCGTAAACTTGTTCCAGGATATGTCATTATACAAAGAGTATGCATAATCTCCAACTGTCAATGGAAAGTTGTCTCCTACAATTAACTTGTTTGTTCCAGTATAACTCTTATATACCTCTGACGGATTTACTCCATAATAACTAGTCTCCGCTAAAACCAGAACTTTGTTCCAGTTAAATGACCCAGTATTCCAGAACTCCCAGTCTAAGCCAAGGCCAGACAAAACCTTTACTCTAAACCATGGCCTTTCTGATATGTTCTGGACTTCTTGAAGGTTTGTTGACTGGTAGTAAGAAATGCTATTAAATAGTAGTGGTCCAGTTAATCTTATTGCCCCTTCAAAAAATGAAAAGTCAAGACTGTCTGCAAAATTAATACCTAAGAATCCCCACTCTTGAAGGGTTAGCACTGGCTCTTTTACAATTTTTCCATTCCAATAAAACCCAATTCCGTCCTGAACTAAGCCAGTTTTTGCATCAATTGCATATATTTTTGCTCTTCTTCCACTTGGGTCATTTGCAACCATATAGAACTTTAGGTAAGACCCTTTGCTTTCTACCTCAAATATTTGAGTTGGTGCGTATGGGAAGTAGTCTCCATCAAATCTAACAGCCATTTGCATTGCAATTACTTTAAAGTTGCTTGCTCTGCTCGTGTTCATTGGAATAGATAAGCCACGATTAACAAGGGGATCGTACTGTCCTTTTATTTGAACTCCACTTGTTTTTGTAAGGTACAAATATGGAGATGATCCAGTATATATTGAAAATGGATTATTCTTTTTAAAGTTATAGTAAATCCCAGTTTTAGTATATGGGTATATAGGTGTTCCAAACCTAGTTCCTATTGGGCTTGCATCCGACTCATTTAATGCTTGAGATGCATAAGAAAGTTTTTTAATATTAACATTATGCGTTGAGGAATTTTTAACATTTATGTCGATATGGGTTACAATAGAAAGATCATTAAAATCTACACCTACTGGTGGATAAATTATCATGTTGTCAACAACCTCATATTTTGTTGTCATCCAGTCTAAGCCAGGAACCAATATTCCATTTCTGGAAGGCCTTTCTGTTTTTGTAAAATAAAATGGTGTTTGATTTGCACCTAATTCTGTGTATTGAAATGTGACATAAGTTTTTACAATTGCCCCGTCTGTGTCATACCTATAGTCTTTGGCTATTTTGTTTTTTAGGTCTTCATAATCGTTATACCCAGTAAACAAATAGTTATCAAGTGATTCGTAAGTTCTTTGAAATGGCAGACCATACTCATTGGCAAGTTCTGCATATGTCCAGTCAACTGGTTCAGTCTCTATTGCAATTGTTTTTGATGGTATTGGATAGTCTATGTTAAACTGTATAAAGTCAAGGTCAAAATACTGATCCCCTCTTTTATCTAAAACTGATTCAGCAAAATATGTTAAAGGAATTTGATCTTCCCAATATGCGTTTGCAGACACTGTTAGACTGTATGTATCAAAAATTTGATCTGGAACAAGAGTGTAACTTGCCACATGATCCATAAGAAAATCTTCATCAGATATAAAGACATTGCCACCAGATATAGCGCCATTTGCCGTATCTGTTGTTCCTCCATATGGTGGCATAGATGTTGTGTCTATTCCACCATCTATATTTATTAATTGATTGTTTTGATATACAGCAAATAGATCTTCGTTCCAAACTGGAACACCTATCTCATTAAACAATGACCTAATTTTTTGAAAGTTGTATTTTGTGCAAAATCCGATCTTGTATATTTTTCCAGTGAATGTAGAAGTTTCGTCTTTTTTACCGCCTACATACAATCTTAAATCTGATAAAGATCCGAAAAAGTCTGACGCTGGATTTCCAAACCTAGAAACAAACACTGGAATATTTAGTCCAATATCAACTAATTCTCCAGGCTCTGCGATAGTTGGAGAGTATATCGTTTCTAAAACTCCGTCATAATTTATAGAGTATGATATTTGATTGTTGATTAATTCTATTGCAAAATAACTATTAGTGTTTTCTTTTTCAATTCTAAAAAGTGTCTGAGTAGTAGGAGATGACTCTGGTAATCTCATGCAGCCATAAAATGCAGATATTGGAGTTTTTAAAAAATCAAAGTTTTCAAAAAACAAATATCCAGAAACAGAATTCCAGGTTGAGTTGGGTCTAAAAGAAAAAAAGTTTTCCGTATCCGATGATTGTGCTACCTTACAATCTAACAACAACTCTTCTTGTGTTTTTGATGATAAAAATATTTCTGGAAGAGGTCCAGATGGTACAGATAAAGATTTATTAACAATTGATGTGTTATCGTTAAACGCTTGTTGCCAAGACCCAACTTTTGGGTAAGAATAATTGGCAGTATAATCTGCAAAAGCATAATCAATAAATACTGAAGTTCCGCTATATGATGTATTAATGTTTTCTGGTATTTCTACGCCCTGACCAAAAACAAATCTTCTTTTTGCCATAGCGGTTGCAACTACATACGGGTAAATTCCAACGCAATCAATCTCTATTGGATAAACATCTTCGTGTGCATAAAATCCTATCCAATCCTGACTTTTTTGATTTTCATTTAACATTTCTGGAAAAGAAATAGTTTCTCTGTCATAATCTAAAGATATAACTTCTTGCCCATTAATGACAAGAGATGCAACATCTTTTCCAATTCTTAAGTGAACTAGCATTGGCCTTGTCCACTCTCCAACATAGTAAGTTCTATACTCACTACCAACCTTAAGTCCTATTGAAGGCCCATCAACATATATTCCGTCATCTGAAGATATTGGTCCTATAATTCTTTTTGTTTGATTTGTGTAAGAGTTTATCCTTAACCAAGTTTCAAGAGTATACTCTTTAAATTTTCCAGATTCATTCAAAAGTCCTACTCCAGGAATTATAAGGGATGGATCTGATCCATTTGGATACAATGCTGTTAGGCTGGATGCTCCATAAACCATCGGAATGCTTAAATTTTTTGCTTTAAGCATATTGTCAGAAGCCAAATAGTAGGCATCGAGTTCTTGTAATCCATAACATTTTGCAACAAGGCCTTTTTGTGGAGCAAGTGCAATTGTTGAAGGAATATCAATTTTTGTGACTCCAAGAGAAGTTGAAGAAAACTCTTCTGACCACTGACCAAAACTTATTCCGTTTACTAAGAATGCGTCACCTATTTCCGAGCCTCCAACAAAGTTAATTTTGAATACTAGTTGTATTGTTGAGTCGTCTGGAGGTGTATCAAATGTTTCTGATATAAAAACCCAACTATTATTTATAACGGTGTCATAATTTTTTAAATGTCTAACAATCTGTCCACTGGTAGTATCTTCATATTGATAGCCAATTTCAAAACCAGAAATGTAAGAACTTTCAGAATAAAAATAACCTCCGATAGAAAATGTTTTTAGGTATGTATTTAAATCTCTCAAGTCCATAATTTCATTGCTTATTGCAACAATAGATGCTGTCTCATCACTAGTTGGAGTTGCTGTAATTTTACCTACATAACTATTTATAAATGGTTGGCCTATTGAGTCCGAATACTCTTGATGGGTACCGCCAGTAATCGTCCAGTTAGAGAGGTTTCTTTGTTGCTCAGAAATTAAAGAAATATAGTCTGCATTATCATCAAGAGCCCAAAGACCAGTTGGGTGTTCTGCGAACACTTTCTCTGCGTATAGGTTTGATGGAGTAGACATTATGAGTCTATTTTACCACAGAAGACTACTTATTTATTTTAATTTCACAGTAGTCAGTTGTGCAATATGCTTCTCCTTGAGCCTCAAGATTATCTACTCCGTCGTAGATTGCCCCAAAGTCAATGTGCTTTAATTTGCCAATATACGACTCATACTGCTCTTCAGTGATCTGAGTATATGGCTGCTGTGGATAAACAGTATTTCCCATTGGAAGGAATGACACTGCCTTCAATTGTCCCTCGTACATATGTAGTGCTGGAACAACATGCTTTGACTCTGTTTCCTTATCAAATGAAAGTGTTACTGAAACACCATTGTCAGACCAATACTTTTGGGCAGTTGCAGCAAGTGCAATCTTTTCAAATAATGTAACATCCTTTTCAGATCTTGGATGCCCTGACTTGATTGGGAAGTATACAACTGATGTGTTTGCTGATACTACGTCATCTTCGATTGTATACCCTGCTGCTTTGAACAGATGCATCATTGGATCCGTGTTTCCAAATCGAACTGCACGAAGGAAGAAGTTTCCTCCAGGTCCCCAGTGAACTCCAGGAGTTGCACCAGAAAGAATTGAAACTGATCCTGATGGCTTTACTGTTGTTACACGAATTGACTCACGAACACATAGCCATTCAGAGTACTGGTGATCGTAGTGACGAATCTTGTTATATCCTTCATCCATCCACTCACGAACTGCTGGCAAGCCTTTCTGATCTGCAAATGATGCAATACCAGTGAGTGATGTACCAATACGACGATTGCGTTGCATGATACCGTTTGTTTGTGGCCAGTGTGTTGGAACAAGTGTTACAGTCTTTCCATAAAGATATGCAAACTTCAGGGTACGCAGGAAGTCCTCCTTGGATTCATGACGATTCAAGTGCACTTCTACAAGTGTGCATAATTCGTATGACTCCAATGGCTGCTCCGCACATGGGTTAAATCCCATCACACGATAATCCTTACCGTCTGGCGCATCCTTTAGTCGTCCATAATTACGAGCAACATCAAGCCAGATAAAGCCTGGTTCTCCGTTTTCTGTAATTAAATCTACATAATCTTCGTACTTTGTTCCAACCTCTGCTGAAATAGAGTTGTTAGACATCCACGCCCACCCTGGATTTTCTGGATCAAATGAGTTTCGCTCTGGAAATGACTCAGAGTTCTTTAAATTCATAAACACATCGTCTCCCGCACTACCCAAAGCAAGGGTTGCTGAGCGTCTTACGTTACCTGATACCACGCAGGTACCAATGAGATTTACAAGGTCTACGATAGCACGAGAGTCTAGGCTTTCTCCAGCCCTGGAGCCTATTACACGGTCTATCTGATTGTGCAACTTGATAAGAGGTGCAGGACCTGATGCAACGCCTCCAAAGCCCTTTATAGGGGCTCCTAGGGGCCTAATTAGGTCATAGTTAAACTTCTGTATGTTCTGGTTTGGTCTGAGATATGAATTAATCAAAACTCTGACCGATTCTACCCATCCCTCACGAGTATCAGGAATCTCAAAAACTTGCTCTGGCTCTGTTGGAGAGTAAATAGAGAAATTCTTATCCTGTCCAACTGTGTCAAACCCTACACCAATGCCAAGCATAAGGGCATCCATAACCCAAGCAAATAGTGCTCCTGGATCATTCTTGTCAAGATCTTTTGTTGAAACCATTGCACAGTTTTGCAAGGCTGCTGAGTTCTTCTTCTCCATAGTCATAGGAGTTCCAAATGCCCACATACCACGACCTGGCGGTGTCCATTTTAAATTAAACATTCTGTCATATGCTTCTTGTGCTGACTTCTGAGCCTTGTAGTCATTCCAAGGCAAACGGTTTTCTTTAGCATGATTTTTTTGAACTGAATACATACCCTCGATTACACGACGGCAAACCTCGTGCCATCTTTCTTTAGTTCCATCTTCCTTCATTCTAGAGTAAGTACGAATAAAAGTAATTTCTCCAAGTGAATTTTCTGCTGCATCTTTAAATCCAAATGGACTTTCAACTTTTGTATACTTTTCTACAAAGTCTTCTGGAAGTCTAAAACTAAAAAAATCTGACATAATATGTATCGTCCTTTCAAAAACGGAATAAGTGTTAATTATAGCAGAGTTTTGCAAAAAGTAAAACTCTCCCCTAAATAACAGGTTGAGAGTTAAAAATTATTTACCACTAAGTATATGATTTATCTCTATATGGTTTATGTTAACATGTTTAGGTAGACTTGCTACCCATCTTATAGACTCAGCCATATCTTCAGCAGTTATAGCAATGTCTCTTTTTTCTTCTTGTGTATCAATTGTTCCTGGGCAAATTTCAGTAACTTTAATTCCATACTCTGGAAACTCTAGCCTCATTGTATCAACAAGTGCCATCATTCCTCTTTTAGCATTTGTATAGTTTCCTCCTGACCTGTAAGGAAACTTTCCTCCAAGAGAACTGATGAATATAATAGTGGCAGACTCTGATTTTTTCATACAAGAAACAAACAGTTGAGACAAATACATTGGCCCAGACACATTTATGTCGTACGCTCTTCTAAAGTTATCCATTGTTTCATTTATAATGCTAGTTGGCCCAGAGCCTCCTCCTGCATTGTTTACCAAAAGATCTAGGGTTATATCTTTATACTTGTCATAAAACTTCTTTATTTCGTTAGCATTTGTAATGTCCATCTGATAAACTTCTACGCTATCTCCAACGAGTCCTGAAACTTTTGACAAGTCTCTTGATACAGCAATAACTTTATATCCACTTTCAGATAAAAGTTTTACAGTTGCATAGCCAACACCTTTACTTGCCCCTGTAACAATTGCCGTTTTCACTACATAGACCTATGAAATTCCATATTGTTGTGAATCCAGTGAGATGGAACCATATACTTAAACTTACTCTTTACCAAATGTGCTGTGTGATAGTATGGAGCAGAAGATGGAAAAATAATAATGCTTCCTGCTTTTGGCTTAATCCCAAAATCAATTATTTTGCTGTTTAGTTCATCTTCATAGTCTTCGTTAGGTTTTATCTCTGTGTCATTGTTTTCATAATCTTTTAAACTAAAAGATATTTCTCCGCCCTTAAAATCATCATTTAGATACATAACTAAAGAGTATCTTAGTGTTTTATCACCATCAAGTTGATCAAAGTGGGGACCCATATAGGTTCCAGTATAATATTTTTTTATGTTAAAGGTTGGGAAAAGATTTGGCTCTTCATAGTCGCCAATAGATTCTGCATAGTCTTTAGAGACAGCATAAAACGAGTCCATTATATTGTTGTAAATAAAAAGCATTTTATCTTTATATAAATCATCAAGAGTATTGATAAAATCTACGTTAAATGACATTGTGTCTCCGTATACATGATCTTTGTCATTTGATGCTGTCCAAGTCTCCCACATTTTTTTGCCATCATTTGTGTATACATCTTCTAACTCAGACAAAGAACTCATTACTTCATTAAAATTTTTTACAGCATCTTCGTAATAATATACCTTATCGTGCAGTATGGTTTTAATCATTAGTGAATCCAATGCTGCGGAACCATTATTTTTTCGCCACTCTTAACTAGGTGAGCAGTGTGGTGGTATGGTGGGGATGGTGGAAATACAATGATGCTTCCAGCCTTTGGCTTAATGGCAAAACTAAAACTTTTATTTTTTTCTGCTTCTGTAAAATCTGGCTCTGGGCTTGAGTTCTGTAAAACACCATCTGGAGAAGCAATAGTAAAAGATAGTTCTCCACCTTCGTAATCGTCATTTAAATACATAACAAAAGATACTTTTAATCTTCCATCTCCTTCTTGCTGATCAAAGTGTGCCCCCATAAATGTTCCTGGTTGATATTTTTTAATTGGATATTGAGGAAACAGTTTTGGCTCATCTGTAATACCTTGCGCTTTAGCATAGTCTCTTGCTACATCGTCAAAGGCTTTTTGCAATGTTTCATATATGTATTTATTTTTTTCATCGGCATCTGGAGTTAATGCAATAGTCTTATCTGTTCCGTAGACATAGTGCTGACCGCTACAGGTTAGCCATTCTCCCCAAGGATCCTTGTTGTCATTTTCAATTGCATCAACAAGTTTCTTTGGGTCTTCAATTACATTTGTGTAATAGTAAACCTTTTCCTCAAGTATTTCTCTGTCCATTTTGTGTCTCCTTAGTATTTATTTTTCTCATAAAAACCTGTTACCTTCATAAATCCTACAGTAACATATCTTATGGGCCCTTCTCCTACAAATCTTACTCCGTGCTCATACTCTTCATTGCCTGGGAAAATAAGTAATGTTCCTGGCTTTGGTCTCATATCTGAATTTTCTTTATTTTTAAAAAACAAAGTTCCGTCCTTGTAATCATCATTAATGTATAGTATAGCAGCATATCTAATTGATGGATCTGTGTGTTGGTCTGTATGAGACTTTAGTTCAACCCCAGCCTGCATTCTCTGCAGCGTTCCAAAGCCAGCAAGTTCTAACGATGGATCTGCCAACTCTAGAAGTTTTCCTAATCTGCCCTGCAGAGTTATGCTTATAGGCTCACTTGTAATGTTTAAATTTTTGTCTGCCCAGCCCTGAGTAATTTCAAACTTTCCTTCGGCAACTAAGTTATCAACATCGTCTCTTCCAAACTTTTCCATACAAAACCTAGCAAGATTTTTTGTATACTCTATCATCCAGTCTTCTTCTGGAGTAATTTCAATTATTTTCAATATGGTCTCAAGTTCTTCTTTTGTTATAAAATCTTCTATAAACAAAACATGCTCATGGAAAACCTCAGTTTTATAACCAGCATTATCAAACTCTTTTTTTAAAAAAACTTCCATTTATAATTCCTCAGCCTTATATTTATTTCCATCAGCATCAAGTTTCCACCCTTGTTTTAATAGTTCTTGCCATTCTGCTCTTTCAATTTCTTGCTTGGCTCTAGTCTCTTTCATTTCTGCTGCCCAAGCATCCCTTAATTCTTGTGGGTATGCATCTTCTTCACGATCATCCCAGAATGAGCCAATGGTATATCTAACTCCTTTTGTTATTAACGTTACTTCGTGCATATTATTAAATCCCCCGTCAAATGCAGCAAGCATTCCAACTTTGGGCTGTAGACTTATGTCTTGATCTGGGAACTGCAACATTCCACCTTCAAAATCATCGTTCAAATATAAAAATGCCGCATACCTGCTTCTTGTAAAAGCACCAGAGTGGCCATGCTCATCGGTGTTGTCAGAATGCTTTCTTGCGTATGCTCCTGGCTCCCACTTTTGTGTGTGGTATCCAATTTGAGAAATTATTTTTGGATCAAGATCGTGAACACTTGCAACAGCATTTATAATTCCTTGCTTTATTTGTGAAAATACATCGCTTGGCAATCCTTCATTTTCTACATGCTCATCATTGTCTTGTGGCAGTACTGAAGAATAAGACTCATAGAAAGATATGGGCATCCAAGTAATCAACCCAAGTTCTGCATGTTTATCTAAAACCTTTACAAGTTTTGCAGCAGTATCTGCATCAATAAAGTTTTCATAAACAACTATATCTTTAGTTATTCTATTTTTGTTTTCTAGATTCATTTTATCCTTCTTTCTTTTTCGGCACTCCACTTATTTGGATTTGCAATTCTAAAACTTTCCAAAATTCCTGGCTGCATTTCTTCCCATTTTTCTTTGCCATATTTTTCTTCATTTTCAAACCAATCAGGACTTCCCAAAGAATATTTCATCCAATACATTCTTGCTAAGTATTTTGATTTTTTATATGAAGGCATGACTCCATGAAGATATATAGAATTTTCAGACATCAAAAGTTCTGGATGACCAGAAGGAAAAACAACAATATCTCCAGCCTCTGGCTTATACATATATGCTTCTCCATTTGCTATGAAATCAATTTCTCCACCTTCGTAGTCATCATTAAAATATGTTAAAGCAGTAATTGCAAATTTATGTCCTGGGCTTATAATTGGCTCTCGTATATAGTCTGTATGATATGTCATTGCTATATCATCCTCAACATTTTCATGATATCTTGCTATTGATGGACCGCTAGTTTGCCACTCTTTTACATAATTCCCGCTTTTATCTTTAATATTTGGAACAATTTTATTTTTATCAAAATCAACATTGTTTTTTAAAGCATAGTCTTTTGTTACTCTATAAAAATTATCAAACATTTCTAAAAGAATATCTTTGTGTGTCTTTTCTTTTTCTGTTTTTGTTTCTATTTTTTCTATTTCTTCAGGTGGCAACATATTTTCAAAATTTTTAAAAGTTGGAGAAATATACTCACCAAAGTGTGACCACTTTGTCCAAGGACTTAAAAGTCCATCTACTCCGTCAGATTCTTTTAGAGTCTTATATACTAGGTCAATGTCTTTATAAAGATTTTTATACACAAAGATTTTTGGATATATTTCGATTGGATTAAGAGTTTCTGACACCATTGCTATCACGGCTTCCTGTCTCCAGTGTGTTCTGTAATCTCCCAGAAGAATGGACAGGTATATCTAATACCACTTTTAATTTCTGTTACTCCGTGGATATAGTTTTTATCCCCTGGGAAAAAATATGCTGCACCTTTCTTTGGTTTAAACTGAACCCCTTGCAGTGGGAAGTATAACTCTCCACCTTCATAGTCTTCGTTTAAATAAAAAAGACTGGAAAGATCGTAGTTTGGAAAGTCATTTGGAAGTCCTGCGTCTGGGCCTTCGTGCAGTTCTTTATCTGCATGTGGTCTTTGAAGTTGCCCTGGAAGCCATCTAACAATAGTTGTGCCAGTAGGGATAACCTTTACTTTGTAAAAGTCCTCAACGATTGGCTTTAGTCTTTCAAACAGCCCTGCAATAACAGGAGCAATTGCTGGATCGTTTTTATCTAATGTAGGACTAGTAGCAACTCTGTCTTTCCAATAACTTGCTTCATATACAACAGTTCCATTTTCATTAACATGGCTTTCGGTAACATCCCAAATTGTTAATGACTTTGCAGCCTTTTCTAGAAACTCTATTTCTTGTTCTGTCATAAAGTTTTCTAACTCTACAATCATATCTTTACTATTGCCAAACCAGCCAGAAGGTGTAATTGATGGCTTTCTTTGAACTACTTTATATTCTTCCATACTCATATTATATCACCGCTTATGCCGTCTTCTACATAAAGTTTTAAAGTTTTTACTTCATGACGACCTATGCTTTCTTCTTTTTCATTAACAGCATCTCTATACCAGTCAGTCCATTTCCCGCTAGAATTAATGACTTGTGCTGCGTTTCCATATTCAATATTAGCATTTTGTCTTAAACCATTATCATCTCTGTACTCTACAATTTTTATTGTGCTATTATTTAAATTAGTTAAAGATATAGGAATTATGGTTGCTATTGGAGTACCTGCTTTTATTACTACTCGCTCATTTGCCTTTTTTGCTTTAATGGCTAGTGGCAGAGGATTATCGTAGAATGATGTGCTAATTAAATTGGACATTGTTTCAAAATCTTCATTAAAATAATTAACTGGATTGATAGTAAGAATGCTTACGTCTTCGTCAGTTCTAAAAACCAATCCAGTATTTAAACTAATTGAAGACTGTCCTCTTCCAGCATATGAACCTTCTGGACTAAATATCTGAATATGTTTATCTGTTTGATCATTTATTCCGTCCCAAATAAACTCAATATCTTCTGAACAGGAAAGGCTCCACCCAACAACATTTGCTTGTGTTACTGGAAAGCATCTATATGCATGGTTCTCTGATGTAGCATCCATCCAATCTCTTTTAATAGACATTGGAGAAATTACAAAAGGTTTGCCTGCCATTTTTTCTACAGATATATTAAACACTATTCATTTTCCCATTTTGGATCATACATATCTGGAGTGTGAAATTTTCTGCTATAGTCTAACATAGTTACAATTGAATACTTTGTTCCAGAATGAACTGGCATAGCCTGATGAGGATACATAAAGTTAGATGGAAATATATAAAGGTCTCCAGCCTTTGGCTTAATGTTTAAACCTTGTAACCTAAAGAATAACTCTCCACCTTCATAATCATCGTTAACATATGCAACCAAGGACACTGTACAGTTATATGAGTATCCATGATCGTGATGCTCCATAAAGTGTTGACCTGGTCCATACTTAATAAAGTTGAATGCTTCCCAATATCTAAGTGGCATAATATTAAAGTCTTTACGATAGTCTTCAACTGCTGCAAACTGTGCATCATATACATCTTGCCAAAGTTCTTGAAGTTTTATTGACTCTTCACTTTTGTCTTGTTCCATATCAGTTTTCTTAAATTTAAAGTCTACACAGTCTCTATAATCAGGCATAAGTTGCTGATATCCAACATATGCTGGCATCCAGTGATATCTTTTGCCTTCAGGAGATAACTCTCCATATCCAGCGACTGATCCTAAAGTTTCTTCAAGTCGATTTATTACATCAAACTCTTTTTTAATTACTCCTCTATAACAGATAATTCCGTTACCAAGGTCTTCTTTTTCTGTCCATGATTGCATTTGTATCTCCTATTTATACTCTCTGCGTGACCAAACTTTTTTAATGTAAATTCCACCATCAGGCTGACGATAGAACTTTGCGTTATCTACCATTTTACCATATATAGAAGACTGGTCTAAGATCTCTATACTGTGGTCCCAGTTCTCTCTTTTAAAAGGAAGGATTTGTAAGTATGGTGTCCCTGCTGGGATTGTTCCTTCCCATCCCTCCGCAATAAAAAATGGAAAACTGCCAAGAAGATGAACTTTATCTGAGTCAACAATACCAGTGGTGTTTAAAAATGGAAGATCAAATCTATTCATTGGGGTCATAAACAATGCACTATATCCCTCTGGCAACTCTAAACCCCACGGAGAACTCCAAGCAAAATGATGCTGATAAAATCCTTTAGGGTGTTCAAACTGTGGCATTGGTGGTCTTTGAGTGCAAAAGTCTTTATACTTGGGATCATCTATTGTGACATTAATTATCCCCTGAGAATTTTTAGCAAAGACTAGATCGCAAGGAGTTTTAAATACATATCCCGTTGCGAATGCATCCATAATGGCAGGACATGCCTTCCATGTTGGAATCTTCCCATAATCGTCTGTGGTTCCTTCTTTTGGAAATGGACAAACCTCTTTTGGTGCTTTCCAATATTCTCCACTTGGCATTTTTGCAAATCTGTCTGCATCTTTGTACCAATCTGGGATTTCTTTTTGTGTAGGAACAGGAACAGAGATATCTTCTTTATTTATCCAAGGCCTGAAGGATGTAAACTTTGCAATTAGAGACACTACTTGTGTCCTAGTTCATTAATGTCTGTCATTACGACAACACAATATTTAGTTCCTTCTTTCATCGGCAAAGACGCATGCTCATAAATATAGTTTGATGGGCAAAGAACAATGTCTCCTATTTTTGGAGTATGAGTGTAATTATCCATTCTTGGGAACCTGATTTCTCCACCCTCATAGTCTTCGTTTATATAAATAACAGCAGAGACCGTGCAGTTATACATAGGGCCATGGTCTGCATGAATATTGAAGTGTGTTCCTTCTCCTTCATACTTAACAAAGTTAAATGCTTCGTAGTATACTACATTTATTCCCCAATACCGTGCATAATCATCAACACAAAACTTTAATTTTTGATATATCTCTTCATGCAAGTCAATTAATTCAGCATTATGTTCATCTCTTGGGCCCAGGTTTTCTTGTTTAAATCTAAAATCTACAGCATCTCTAGCCTTTTTAATTGGAACATCTGAATTAGTTACTTTTGCCTCTGACCATTTGTATTTTCCATTACCGCCTAAATTTGATTCAAGAATTTTAATATATCTTTCAGAATCTTCTTTTGAAAATACATTCCTATAAAGATTAATTCCTAATGCGGGGTTTTCAACTAAGATATTGTTTCCAATAGTTTTTGATGGATATCTATTTAGGGACGTCTCTGATCTATCTTTAGTAAACCAAGGCGTTTCATTTTCATCATAAATTGTCATATTGTTCCTTTGTTTTGGCTATGACTATAGTATATCACAAAAATCCTAGTAATATTTTATTAGATTACGGATATTTCTCTAGTTGTTTTATTATATGAAACTGTCGATCCTCTAATTGCAAAAGAGCACTTTACAAGAAAAACTTCACCAGAAAATGCTGCATCATAAAGTGATGCTTTTTCAGTACCAGTTTCTGTGCTCATTCTGTAAATTATTTTATTATCACATAAAAATGCATATTGTCTAGTTGCATCTTTTTCTTCTTGTGATAGTGCAAAAAACCCTGAATTTGCAGTTCCATCAAAAGATGTTCCATTCCAGGTAGCACCTTTAGTTGCTGTTGCTTTGTGGTCAGATATGTTCATACCAATTATAGGAAGACCTTTGTCCCACTCAGACTCAAGAGATACTCTTAGTTCTTCGTCAGTTTGAACTATCGAAAGTACCTCGTAAGTATCTGCAGTATCTTTAACAATTATTGCGTACATAGTTTAGATCTCCTTTTATTATAGTATAGCATATTTATTAACACCCACAACTTGTGCAGCAACTAGGACATGCTTGCCAGCAATAATTTCTAACACATCCTGAACAACTGGTAGCAAATGTTGGTGGGAAGAACGGTCCGAATGAAGGTGGGAAGAATGGTGGGAAGAACGGGAAGAATGGGAAGAATGGTGGGAAGAATGGGAAGAATGGGAAGAAT